CTGGTGGAGTTGAATTAAATGGTAGAGAAATTTATGAGGATGGTGTAAAAGAACTAGAAATTATTAGAGAAATGATGTCTAATACTTATGAACTTCCACCTCTTGATATGATAGGCTAATGGCATTAAATCCCTATTTTATCCAAGGAACTTCTGGCGAACAAGGCTTAGTTCAAAATCTAATTAATGAGCAGTTAAAGATCTATGGTGTGGAGTGTTTTTATCTTCCTCGTCAATATGCAACCACTCATAAAATTATTAGAGAAGTAATAGAATCAAAATTTAAACAATCATATCCTATTGAAGCATATGTAGAAAATTTTGATGGATATGGGGATAATACTGTAATGCTTTCTAAGTTTGGCATTCAATCCAACAAAGAATTAACTGTTACTATATCCAAAGAAAGATTTCAAAATTATATTACACCTTTAATTAAAAATTTACCTAATATTAATTTACCAAATGTTGAATTAGATCATAGACCAAGGGAGGGAGATTTAGTTTATTTTCCTTTAGGAGATAGGTTATTTGAAGT